GTTATCTGATGGTGATATGATACAATATTATGAGAATGAACATGCATACACTAACGGCCCCACTAAAACAGAACAATGTGATGTGTTCGTAGGGAATTCGTCAACATCTTACTTTGGTAATGAGGCATACAATATATGTTCTAGTAATATGCAATAAATAGATATGTAATCATGAAAAAGAATTTAAAGTCAACACAGGTAATCGATGCATTAACTCAAAAGATTGAGTTGAAGAAAGACCTTCGTGTTGCAAAAAAAGAACAGGATGCAGTTGAGATAAAACAAATCAATAAGAAAATTGATAAAATTGAGAAGAAACTGCACTCCATACCATTGCAAAAATACTAAATAATCATATACATTTAGGAGACTCCACATGGCATGGGCAGACGAAATAGCAGAACAAAACGCAATATTGGCATCAAATCAAAAAAATCTAGATTGGTTACAAGGTAATACAGCTACCTTTCATACTGGAAGTTCAGAAGAACCAATTGAAAGAACAGCCGCAGGTGCAGTAGGTTATATGACAGCATGGAGAACTGATAACCCATCAGTTACCGAAGGGGATTTGTTCCATAAATGGAATTACTGGGTTAATGATGTAACAATTGAGGGTGATGATGCACCTTCTAAAACTGTAGCAGAAGCCATAACTGCAATTCAAGAAGGTATGGCACTAATCACTGCAGATAGAGATACTCTTCAAGCACACATAGACAATGGTGATGTCGACGCAGGTGCATAACACACCTTTTCAAATCTTATAAATAGTAGACAGGATACACATTTTAGTGTATAATCTACTATATGGCCGTTAAAAATCTACATTTAGAACACTTAGAAGACGAAATCATCAACAATGGTATCAATGGTGGTCGTGCAGCTATAAACTTCTTACAGGGTCTTAGAGACATGATGAAGGGTACTTCTAAGAAAGCAGTTAACATGACTGTAAAGTGGGACGGAGCTCCTGCTATATTTTGTGGAAAACACCCCGAAACTAGTCAATTCTTCGTAGCAAAGAAGTCTTTATTCAATAAAGAACCCAAGTTTTACACATCAGAACAACAAATCAAAGATGCACCCGAACTAAGTGGTGACTTAGAGTCAAAGTTCTTAGACTCATTCAAATACTTGTCTGCACTATCATTTTCTGATATCTTACAGGGTGACTTAATGTTCACCGATGACAAGTCCACTAAGACCATAGATGGTAAACAATACATTACATTCCAACCTAATACTATTCTCTATGCAGTAGACGAAGATTCAACACTTGGTAAAGAGATTTCCAGTGCAAAACTAGGTATAGTGTTTCACACTACTTACACTGGTGACTCTATAGAAAACCTCAGTGCATCATTCGGTGCAAACACATCTAAGTTAGGACACAGTAAAGATGTGTGGATTGACGATGCATCATATAAAGATGTCAGTGGTAAGGGGTCGATGACTGCAACAGAAACACTTAAGTTAACACAAACACTTACTATGACTGGTAAACAGTTTCACCAAATCAAACGACCTATGTTAGAAAAGTTTATGAAAGTGCAAGACACTATAAACGCAAAGGGAGCTGCTGGTGCATCCTTTAAAACATATTGTAATTCACTGATTAGACAAGGTAAGTTTACACCAACTTACGCAGGTTATATGAAACACTTTGAGAACTACTGGAGAGATAAGGTAGTTGGTAAAGTTAAGATGGAAAAGACTAAACAAATTAAAAAAGAAATAGGTGAACAATTATACAATGAATTGAGAAGTATGAAGAAGTTCATCGAAGCACTCACTAGTTTCATGTTACACTTAGTGGTTGCAAAACAACTTATCATCGTTGCATTGAATAGAGTAAAATCAATCGGAACCTTTGTAAAGACTGCAACAGGATTTTCAGCGGTAAACCCTGAAGGTTACGTTGCAATCGACAACGATGGGAAAGCAGTGAAGTTAGTAGACCGTATGGAATTCTCACTAAATAACTTTACAGTTGCAAAGAATTGGGATAAGTAATGAAAACATTTAACGGATTTATAACAGAAGCAAAGAAACCTAAAGGTGCAGTATTTACCTTTGGTCGTTTCAATCCACCTACAACAGGTCATGCAAAGTTAGTTAAGAAACTAAAATCAGTTGCAACGGGTGGTTACAATGTTCTTTTGTTCACCTCACATTCAAACGATAGGGTCAAGAATCCACTAACACATAGACAAAAGGTATCATACCTCACTAAATTCTTCGGTAAGATAGTTGTAGACACACCTATACGAACAGTATTTGATATTGCAGTTGAATTACAAAGACAAAAGTACACACATGTAAGAATGGTTGTGGGTTCAGATAGAGTAAGGGAATTCGATACACTACTAAACAAATACAACGGAGTCAAAGCTAGACATGGTTTTTATAAGTTCGAACAGATAGAGATTGTATCTGCTGGAGAAAGAGATGCAGATGCAGATGACGTAAGTGGAATGAGTGCAAGTAAACTCAGAGGATATGCAGAAGCAGGTGACTTTGATAACTTTAAACTTGGAGTACCCACTAAATCTGCTGGACTACTAAAAAATCTTTACAATGACATTCGTAAAGGAATGGGTATTGTAGAGTCAAAACTACCATCTTACATGATTGAAGATTTAATCACCGAAGGTGTCTATGACCCAGGCGTATTCAAAGCAGTGTTCCTAATGGGTGGGCCTGGAAGTGGTAAATCAGAAGTGGTCACTGGTCTTGCTCTAAAAGCATTAGGACTTAAGTTAATCAATACAGACCAAGCATTTGAGAAAGGCCTTAAGAAAGCAGGATTATCATTAGACCTATCTAAGAACGACCCTAAAGACTATGACCCTATTCGTGCAAAAGCAAAGGCGACCACTAAAATAGGTATGGACATGTATATGAATGGGAGACTGGGACTTATCTTTGACACTACTAGTGCAAACCCCATTAAGATTAAATCATATAAGCAACATTTAGATGCACTTGGATATGAATCTAAAATGGTCTATGTTCAGACATCACTAAAAAATGCACAAAAACGAAATCAAGCGAGACCTCGTAAAGTTCCACCCGAAATTGTTACTCAAGATTGGAACAAAGCAAATGCAAATACACTCAAATTGCAAAAGTGGTTTGGTAAAGACTTCATTAAGATAGAAAATGATGATACACTTGATGCACTTAAGAAGAAGACAACTAAACTATATTCACAACTTATGACGTGGACTTCCAAGTTTCCAAAGAATAACCGAGCTAACACTTGGAAAGATAACGAACTTGCTAAGAAAAAGACTAAATAGTATTATGTTAACTAAAACCTTCAGAGAAATGTTCGACGAGTTGTCCGAAAGGGATTACAAGAAAGAATATGAGAACTACCATTCTCAACCCGAACAGAAACTTAGAAGAGCTGCACGTAATGGTGCAAGAAAACTGTTAAAGGATAGAGCAGGTATAAAGGGAAAAGATGTACATCATAAAGATAACAATCCTATGAACAACGATAAAAGTAACCTTGCAATTGTATCAATAAAATACAATAGAAGTGAACCAAGGAAGAGGAACAAGTAATGCCCGAAGATTTTAAACCAAGTAAACATGAATGGGGAACCGATGAAGGTCGTAAGTGGGCAGAAGATATGACACCAGGCCAGAAGGTAGACCAAATCATTAAAGAAGCACAGAATGGTCAATCAGATTACACTGCAAAGACCTTCAGTAAAATCATTGGTAATCCACTACAAGGATACCCACACAACGAAGAGTTTACTGTAGAAGGTTCTGAAGTCGAAGAGTCACGGTACACAGATGAAAGAGACAAACGACAGAAAGCTACTCTTAAGAAACATGATAAGAGAATGATTAAGGTTGCAAGAGATTCTATCAAGAAGTACGATGCAAAGAATAAAAATAAGAATGAAACTGTAGCTATCGAAGCAAACACTATGGGTAATGTTAAGAAAGCATTATCAAAGGTTAAAGGATTAACTTCAGACCAACTAAAGACCCTTATGACAATACCTCAACCACAACTTATGGTAATTGCACAACAGTTAAGTGGTTTGGTTATGGGTGAAGAGATACACGAATCTCAGATTGAACAACACCTACCTAAGTTAGATGAAGTCATGTCAATGCAGACACGTCTGAAAATGAAGAAAGCATTCAGAAAGAACAAACATAAGATTGCAATTGGAAGAAAAAGAGCTGCAAAGAAGGTTAATCTAAACCCTGAAAAGATACAAAAACGTGCAAACAAAGCTGCAAGAAGTGCTTTAGAGAAGAAGTTCTTAAAGGGAACAAACAAGAATGATTTAGGTCATGCTGGTAAAGCTGCACTTGAGAAGAAGATTAACTCCAAAGCATCTGTAATCAAAAGGATTGCAATCAAAATGAAAAAGATTATTCGTAAGAAAGAAGCAACAAAACTTAAAGATACCAAAAAGATTTGGGATAAAGCAAGTAAAGACTTGAAAGGTAAAAAATGAAAACATTCTACCAACAAGCAATAACTGAAACATTAGAAACCCTACAAAAGGAAGGTATCAATCTAACTGATAACCCATTCAGATTGGGTTCATCTATGTATTTTGAATGCATAAGAGAAGCACGGAAGTTAGTTGCAGAACAAAAATATAGATTAACTGAAATAGATTTCCAAATCCTTGAAACGGATTTAGGTGAATACGATGTTCATGAAGGTAACTATGTACCACTCGATTGTCCTATGATGGAAGAAGAAGAGAAAGAGAAGGAAGAGATAGGTAAACCTAAAAGAGGTGGTGCAAAGAAATTTTACGTATATGTTAAGGATGGAGACAAAACCAAAAAGGTCTCATTCGGTGCAAAAGATGGGGGTGGTAATTTATCGGTTAAGTTAGATGACCCCGAAGCAAGAAAGAATTTCGCTGCAAGACACAATTGTGACACAGCAAACGACAAGACCAAACCAAGTTATTGGTCATGTAGACTACCAAGATATGCAAAACAACTCGGATTATCGGGTGGTGGAAGCTTTTTTTGGTAGACTAAATATTAGTGTTAGGAGTACATTATGAAAGAATTATATCACACTTATGCAAAAGACGACAGATATGCAGAAGTATACAAGAGTTCAAAAGGATTTGAAATAGATTTATATGAATTTGAAACCATAGTAGAAACTAGAAAGGTACATGATAAATCAGAAGGTTTTGCAGAAGATGTTGCAGATAACTGGGTTCAAGGTATATTTGATGTGAAAAAGGAAGGCAGTTTTTATGGATATAGAGAAAAATCCGATAATTACTATCCAGGCGATGACTAAACCATACGAAGAGATTATAGAACAACACGGAACGGGGACAAAGTTTGTCATACGGACTTTTCTTGATTCGGTTGAAGAAGATGAATTAGTATGGCATAGAGACCATGAGTCACGTCATGTACATGTATTAGAAGGAAAAGAATGGAAGTTACAACACGATGATGCACTTCCAATTGAATTAAACACTGGAGAAGACCATTATATACCCAAAATGACCTACCATAGACTGTTAAAAGGTAAAGGTAAGTTAGTGGTTAGGTTTAAAATTACATAAATAATATCATGAGTTACAAATCCGAAAATTGGCAAGAAAAACTAGCAGAAGTTAGAAACAATATTGTTTCTAAACAAGGTTCTGTGGAGAAAACTGCTGATGAAATTCTTAATGAAGAAGTAGAAACTGCATTAGCATCATATTTTGCCGAAGAGGTAGTTGTTGAAGAAGCACCTGCTGTTGATGAAGGTAAACTGGTAACAGGTGTCGTAGACATCATTAAGTTGATTACCAAGAAAGTTGCAACTAGTCTAGAGAAAGAATATAGTAAGAGTCCTGAAAAGGGTCTTAGTATGATTAACACTATAGGTGCAATGGTTGGACATAAAGTTACAGACGACAAACAACAAAAGGGTAAATTATTCCTTAAGTTTGGTGAAGAAGTTGTAGCAGAGAGTGTTATAGAAGAAGTACAATTGGATGAAGTTACAGACAAGGAAGTCACTGCATTAAAGAAATTGTCTAAGGACATGCAGTCAGTTCTGAAAGGTTATCAGTCTATCGTAAAGATGGGTGACAAAGAACTTAAGGACAGTAAGTATAATAAAGATTACGAAGCAGTTCTTAAAGCAAGAGATGTTATATTCACATTGATTGGTAAAGTAAACACTCAAAAGATTTTGAACAAGGAAGAAGTAGCAGAAGAGAATTTATCTCTTATTAAGACTATTGAAAAACTTACAGAAAAAAATATGTTAGGAAGATTGGCAAAGTCCATGGAACTTGACGAAGTTAAAAAAGAAAAACTATTCGATTATTTCGACAAAGGGGAATTAGAACAATGAGTAACACATTCAAAGGTATGGGATTAGGTCTTTCAGATTCACTAGTCGAAGCATCAAGAAAAATTGCAGAATCAACTGCAGAATACAAAGCATTCTTTGATGGTGCATTAAAGAAGTTTGGAGTAACATCTCCTCAAGAACTAGAGTCAGGTAAGAAAAAAGAATTCTATGACTACATCGATGCAAACTGGAACTCAGATGATGAAGCCGGCAAAGATGGTAAAAAAGATAAACCTAAAACAGACACAGACGAAGGTCTAAACGCATCTTATGGTAAAGATAAAAAGGATTTAAAAGCATCTGCATGTAAGTCAGAAGAACATGAAGACGACGAAGATGAAGACGAAGATGAAGTCAAAGAAGACGCAGTTGACCGTGCAAAAGATGTTGAAGCATTAAAGAAAAAACATGCTGACGAGAAAAAAAGAGAAACGGACGAAATTGAAAGAACTAAGGATAAACAAGAGTCAGTAGAATTAGATGCAAATTTATTAGAACGAGTATTAAACGAGTTAGGGTAATTTCATGAATTTATTTCAAGAAGCAAAAACAATTTTAAGTAAGGATGGTAAGGTAAATCCTTTAGGGCCTTATGGGAAAATGAAATTGATGGGTAAAGAAGTATCCACATACTTCCGTAGAAACCCAGTCAAAGATGCTGAAATTAAGAAAGCAGTAGAAGTTGCACTTGACATGAGTGGTGCAATGACTCAGGCTGCACAAGAAATTAAAAGATTCTATGGGGATAAAATCCTCAAGTCCAAAGAAGTGCAACAAGCACTTAGATATTCAAACGAGTCTACTACACTAGACGGTGAGTCTCTTGATGAAGATTACCAAAAAGTAATCAAGATGTTTCCAAGAGATAAAGATTGGAAAAAACTCATCACAAAACACAAAAAAGCAATTAACGATTTCAGAAAAAACAACAAGGACTTACCTCCTAAAGTAGAAGACGAATTAGTTGGTTGGGCATCACAAACTGGTGAAGTTTCACATAAAGATGATGCAGAAGATTTCATAATGTCAATCCTTGATGAGAAGTTCAAATCTTACACGATTAAAGGTTCTGAAAGAATAACAGATTTCGAAATCCAGTTCAGAGGTGATGAAAAACAATCCGAGAAAGACTGGAATCAAGCAAAGAAAATCGTATCTGCATACAGTAAGACACATAAGTTAAACATCAAAGATGCAAACGGAGCTCCACTATACAGTGACCCAAGAGAAGGTTCAAGTGCATTCAAAGTAGGTGTCTTTGCAAAAAATAACACTAACGATAAGAATCATGATTTAAGACCTTTGGTTGACCAACTTGCAAAACTTAAAACTGCAGAAGACCATGGTGGTGGTTATGCAAAACCAATCAAAGAAGAAACTATATCAGAAGCAAAGAACTTAATGCCTGAAGTCCAAAAGATTGTTGACACTAAAGGTGCAGCTAAAGTTGGTGGTGTTATGTTAGATATGTTCACTGCAAGTGTTCTAACTCAAGCATATGCAAAGGTCAACGATGCAAACAAGAAGAAAATGGAATCATCAAACATCCAATCACTTGTTAAACTTGCACAAAGAGTTATGGGTCTAAAAGAAGAGACTACACTTACTGAAGGAATGTCTAAACTATTATCCCCAGCACAACAAGCAGGTGTTCTTAAGAAATGGAATGAACCTGAAGACTCAACATTTGCTAAAGAAGTATACAGTAATGCTAAGATAGCAAACAAGAAAGACTTCATTGTTACTTCACACCCAGTTAAAGACGGAGACTATTACTTATCACTTTTAGGTAACAAAAAGGAAGGGGAATTAGATAACGAATTAGTCAAAGCAAACACAAACATGAATGCAGATATCAGAAAGATATGTGCAAAATGGTCAAAATCCAAAGACAAGGGTTACAATCCAGCTGGAATGGCATACCTAGAAATTGAAAAAGAACTTTGTGATAAGAAATATAACAATTTTGCAGCTGCCGATACAATGGTAAGAGATGTTGTATGGGGTATGGTAGAAGACTTAATGAAAATGAAAATTAAAACTGCATAGGAACTATTATGAACCGAAATAAATTTAACAAATTAGCTAAAGTATCAAAACCTAGGAAAATGGGTAAAATTGATGTGGAAGAAGGTGTCATGGATGCAGAACCATTAAAAGGTAAGTACCCTTTCCAAAAGAAATTCTCAGTAGAACAATCATTCAGAAACATGTATGAGAATTCAGACCTTAACCTATCAGAAGATGACGAAGGTAGTAGTAAAAAACGTTCTAGTGATATGACTGATAAAGAAAGAAAGGACATGCAAGACAAACAAAGAGCAGATAACTTAAGAACATTTGCAAAAAAGAATAAAGACTCTGAAGAAATGAATGATAAGAAAAGAGCTGCAAGAGTAGCTGCTATGAAAGCAGGTGCAAAGAAAGTTGCAGATAGAAAAGCTGACCTTAAGAAGAAAAACATCCCCGACCCAGCAAATACATCAGAAGATACACATCCATGTAAAGGTCTATCAGAAGACGACCCATGTTGGAAAAACTACAAACAAGTAGGAATGAAGAAGAAGAACGGTAAAGAAGTTCCTAATTGTGTACCCGAGAGTAATCAGTTCAATACATACAGAAACATGATTAATATGTGGACAGAAGAAGCAATTGAATCTCTTCAAGAAGAGACCATTGTTTATAGAGTTAAGGGAATGCAGAAACCTGAACAACAAAAATTTGTTCAGTCTGCAAAGATGATGGGTCTAAAGATTAAAATGTTAACCCATCCAGGCAATAAAGAGACAACAGTAACTATGACTGGAACTAAAAAGAAACTCAGAGATTTTGACTCAGTTGCAAGAGGTAAATCATCATATGGTGACCCATCTTCAGTACAACACTTTGACGAGAAATAATATGAAATCATTAGTACAAGTAATCAAAGAACATAACGCAGGTGTAGACTTAGAAGAAGCACCAAAGATGAAAGGTCTTTCTATCTATGGTTCAGAAGTATCAGGACTAAAACGAACTGATAACGGTAAAGGAAGGTCTACCTTACAATATTCGTCAATGTCTACTTACACTGCTAAACCAGTTGTACTCAAAGGAAAATTAGCATTTAGAGTAGAAGATACACAAGGTGGATTTGAGACTCTTGACCTTCTAAGTTTTGCAAAGATGTACGGATAAGAAATGGATAGAGTAGACGCTAGATATAAAATCTTTAAAGAGAAATTAAAGAAACTCGGTTACATGAAAGGTGAAGCCAAGGTCATTGCACAGGTTATGGAAAAGGTTGCAGACTTCGGAATGATGTCTGATGCTGGAAACAAAAAGGTTGCAAGAGCAGTCAGTCAATCAAAGACTGAAGCAGAGTTGAGAACTAAGTTAGAGAAAATCTCTACAATGGCAAAAGGTAAGTATGCAGAAGCAAGTGACGACGATGTCATTCAACAAGCAATACAAGCTATGGGTTCAACTGCAGTAGGGATGCAATTACGTCCTGATGCAAATGTATTGGTTCAGTTAGCAGGGATGGAAGACCTCAAAAAAGATGGGGAAATCAGAACTGATGACATGAAAAAAACTAAGGTTAAGTGGGAAGATGCAGTAAAAGTTTATAAGGGATTAATGTCTCTTAAGACCCCTGTACGGTCTAAATACTTAAGAATATTACAGAAGGATGCAAAATCTTTCAAAAAGGTCTTTGACGCAGTGTTAAAGGTCTCAAAATAAAAAAGAGGAAATCAAAATGGCACAATGGGGACATACATCGGGAACAGAATCAAAACCTAACTGGTTATCTGATGCTGAAAAAACAAACACATCTGCGAAACCACACGGATGGGAATTAAAAACAGTAGTAGGTTCTAGAACTAGAACTGAGACACTTGTTGCAATGAAAAGTCTAACTACAGCACTTGGTGCTGCTGATATCACTGATATCGATTGGATTTCAACTGCACATGACGTGTCTGCTGGTTCAACACTATCTGCAAAAGTTGTATTCAACGAAGCAGTTGACGTAACAGGAACACCTACACTTTCAGTACTTAA